ATCTACAACAAGCCTGCCCACAGAAAGTTCCACAACCACAACACAAGTTCAGATAGACACAACCACATCAGTTGCAAATACCACGACAAGCCTTGCCACCACAACGACAACAACGACTCAAGCACCCTCAACACCGACACAAACGACTTCTACAACCGATCAGCCCGTTGTTGTTCCCAATACTTCTGCACCTGTTTCCGAGCCTCTACCTGAGCAACAAGACGAGACCACGACAACAGAAACCACATCAGAAACCACAGACCCCACGACCACCCTGCCAGATACCACACAAGAACCGATAGAAGAAGAAACATCGCCACAGGATACCTCAACAAGTATCGAAACCACGACCAGCATCAATCAGCCTGCACCAGAAAGCACAGAATCAACGCTGGCAAACGAAACAGAAACAACCCTACCCTTACCTCAAACCGACAATTCTGAAGCGTCTAATGCGATTCTAGAGCCTGTTATTTCTATAGAAACCACTGAAACAGGCGAAATCAGCGAAGAAGTGTTTGAACAGATACTTGACGAGATCGCTGATGCCGAACCTGAAAAAGTGGTTGCGATTGTTAAGGCAATCTTGGCAACAAACATCACGCAAAATCAGGCAGTCGAACTTGTGGTGTCACCTGTAGTGCTTGAAGCGATAACAGAGGAACAGGCAGAAGCAGTGTTTGAAACTATTGTTCCAGAACAATTAACGGAAGCACAGGCTGAACAGATGAGTGAAGTGTTAAGTGAAGCACCTAATAAGGTTAAAAAAGCGTTTGAGAAAGTGATTGATATTTTTGGTTCACAATTTGAAACTTATATTGCTACAGGTTCAAATATCCCTGTTTCACAACGCAGAAGTCTTGTCGCCATTGGTGGTCTTTTGACTATGCTTCCAATGCCAACCACGAGGATTAAACAATGAAAAAAATTAAAGATTATTTTGTGGATAACACTTGGACTTGGGTTGGAACGGGGCTTGTTTTGATTACGCTGTCTGGCTCAACTTTCAGACAAGCACTACTGCTCACCGGCATAGGCATTGTTATACACTCGATTCTCACACTTGGTTCAAAGGAATGATTTATGAAAAAGGCACAAGATATTGCACAAAGACTTCTTTCACTTTTTATGGCGAACGCTTTAGCGATAGTTACAGGTTCGGCAATCGTTGGCGGTATTCCTGTTTGGAAGGCAGCAGCACTTGCAGGTTTTACGGCTGTCGCTCAAGTTGCGGAAAAACTTGCCAAAGCATCTGTTGATGGCACTTTGACCGCACAAGAAATCTCTGATGCTTTTGGTGGTAATGGCAAAAAGATTGTTAAGAAACGATCAGTAAAATGAAACGCCCATACACCGGAAACAAAGACGGACTTGCAGCAGGCGAGCGCAAAGGTTTAAGAGTTTTCATCAACCAATTAACAAAACTTTATCCTGCACTTTGGGATAACGGCTCGTATGTGAATCGTTCTATGCGAGGCAAGACTGGAACATTGTCTGTTCACGCAACAGGTCGTGCAGTTGATTTGTCTTTCAGATATATGGCTAAAGAGAAGCGTGGCATTCCCGAAGGTGGAAGAAAACAAGCGATGGAAGCAATAGATTTTGTTGTCAAGAACGCTGACGCTTTCGGGCTTGAGTGCATTCTTGATTATTTCCCGATGCCACACGGCAGAGGTTGGCGATGTGATCGTGCCTCGTGGAATATCTATACGAAACCTGAGATTCACGGCGCACCGATGGGCGATTGGGTGCATTTTGAGATTTCGCCTGCGATGGCTGATAACCCTGATGCGATGCGTGAAGCGTTCGCCCAAGCAGCGAAGCCTGTCGCATAATGTCTGACGCATTTGCCACAATTGTTGTTGCTTTAATCAGCACAATCGGGGTCATCATTGTTGGATTAATGCAGTTGTTTAAGAAAGAAGCAAGAGAAGCAGCAGTCGAAAATCGTCAAGATCACGCCATTGTTCAACAACAGTTGCGAATGATTTACAAGACGGTGAACAGAGTAGATGACAAGTTAGATAAACATTTGACAGATCACGAAGAAGGTATAAATGGGAAGTCAGCAAAACGACATTAACCGGACACAATCAGTTGTCTATGTCAAATGGCACGATGCCCACGCTGTTGCACCATCTTGGGTTGCTCTTGATGACATTGTTGATGAACCTGCGATAGTTGAATCTGTTGGTTGGCTGATTCCCGATTCGATCACAGATCATATTGTGTTAGCGCAATCTGTAATCGGTGATGAAGGCGACCACATTCTTGCTATTCCTGTTGGAATGGTTCGTGAGATGCGAGTTTTGTTTTCTAATTTGCTACAGTAAAAAGTTGTGCAAGGCGTTCTCCTTCTCCGCCTGTGCATACGGGTTGAGCAGACCAGCCTTTCGGGGCTGGTTCTGTTCCCCGTATATTCAGTCAAAAAAATCTTTTAATTTTTTTTTCACCCTTATTTAACAAGGGTTTTATTTATTGATTTTGATTGTTTTGATTTTGGTGGTACTTGACATTTGATAGAATGTGTAGATCGGGCAAACAACCTGAAGGTTCAAGAGGAGGAACTTATGAAAATTAGATTAGGTAAAGCGTTCTTAGAAGAATGCAGAATTCGTGGTTACTTTGATTTCAAAGCGGACGCAGATATGAGACAGCAAATTTTGTTTAGTGTGTTAGATCGTGGAACAAAAACCAAAACAGGTTTGAGTGTTGATGTAACACCGATTGCACTTGAACATTTAATTGATGAGTGTAGTTGGTTTGTTTACAATAATTCGCCTGAAGATTCCGGTGGAGATCGTAAAACCTACAATAATTTGAAGAATCAATTGAAGTCTTTGATTACTGTTAAATGTTCGAGATGGTGAATTGATGAATGGGGGTAAATAAAAATGCACATTGAGGTTGGTGATTTCTTTTTAATCACTACGAAGAACGGTTCACAATATGACGGTCAGATAATTGCACTGACTGAAACCACTGTGACGGTTGAACATTGGAACAATGTTAAAGACCGGCTTGATGAAACCGATATAAAACTTAGTGATATCACGATGTTTGAGGGTTTCAATGATTCACAAACAACCCTGTGACACCTTCCGGTAATAATCGAATCAATATAAATCAATATAGAAAGAAGGAACTCAAATGAGTAAATGGAATGGTATGCACTTCGATCTAAGTGGGAGTAAAGCAAAGATCACACCTGCACCAAAGAATAAACAGAAGAACCCTGTGACACCCTCAGACAATAATGAAACCAACATAAACCAACAAGGAAAGAGAGAAGGAAATGCAAACAATCCCGAAACCGAAACACGGCAGTAAAGAATGGCTGCTTACAAGATGGCGTGATGATCAGGGTAGATGTCTCTTTGGGGCTTCTGATATCCCTGCACTTATGAACGCCTCACCATATAAGACAAGGGCAGAACTGTTCGCAGATAAATCGAATGAACCTGAAGAACAGGCAGACAAAGCCGTATTCAGAAGGGGCAACCTTTTGGAAAAACCTTTACTGGAAGCAGCATCGGAACAATTAGGCAAACAGTTTTTCACACCGGAATATGTTTACCGTGATGGCAGACTTTCAATCTCACTTGATGGTGTAGATGACGAACAAGCACCAACAATTGTCATTGAGGCAAAAACAAGTACACGCTATTCAATCTATGACTCGAACGATCTGCCCATTGAATGGTTGTGGCAGGGTTGGGCGCAACAGTCGGTGCTTGAATGTCCTGTTTGGTTTTCTGTTCTTGACCGTGATTTAAGAATCAGTGTGGTTGAACTTCCAAAGAATGAAGTGGCGATTGACGCTTTACGATTAGAGGCTGATGTGTTCGGTGAGTGGATAGATAACAACACACCACCAATGGAAGAAATCAACAATTTTACTGCTGACGATATTGCTCGGATTTGGAAAGTAACACCAACGATTGCAGAGTTAGATGCGACAGCAGCACAATTGGTTATTGACTTGGAGAAAGCACGGACTATTTCAAAAGAAGCAAGTGATGCTGAAGCACGAATCAAAGATGCATTAGCGCAAATAATGTTGAATCACGAGATCGGAGTTTTTAATGGACAAAAGATTTTGTCGTGGCAACAACAGGCAGGCAAAATGACTTTGGACACGGCACGACTTCGAGCCGATCACCCTGAATTGGTTAAACAATATGAGAAACAAAGTAATTCATACCGTGTGATGAGAACTCACAGGAAGAAGGTGAAATAATGCCACAAGAGCGTTTGATTGGTGAAAGTCAAGTTCAGGTTGTTCTTGTTGAATCCCGTGATCATAAAATAAATATGGTTACAGACAGAATCATCACAACTTTGCCAGCAAGATTTCGAGCAAATGGTTTGCCTTATTTGTGCGAGTTTGAATTAAATGAACACGCCGTAATTACGAATCTAAAAGTGTGTTCTGTGAATGGTTTACAAAATCAAACAAAGTTACCGCTTGACCGGTTGCGTTCATTGGCACTCATAGAAGCAACACGAGTCATTCCTTGTTTTGAAAAATTGAAAGGTGAGGCTTTATATAAACGAATAGGTCAGATTTATGACAATGCACCACACGGTGCTAAATACAGTCTTGTTGCCGAACATTTTGGATTAAGCCTTGCTTGGGCAGGTAAACATACCGCAATTGGCAAAGAAAAATATCCTAAATTTTTTTCAAGTTGTAATAAAACCAAACAAACAAAAAGGAGAAAAAAATGAGTAATGAAACAGAATCACTATTGCTGAAAGCGGTGCTAGAGCAATACGCAATACCCGACCCGAAAATTGTCGGCACAATACCACGCAACGGAATCAACCTCGCCTATGTGAGTCACGCAGAAATCACTCGCATCTTGATCGAGATTGACCCGATGTGGAATTGGCAACCTGTTGCTTGGGTTAATGGCAGACCAGCAATACACGAGGCAAATGGTGTAGCGACAATGTGGGGAACACTTACCTTGTTAGGTAAATCACTTGTTGGTGTCGGTTCGGTTCGATCAGATAAACCCGATTTAGACAAAGAACTTGTTGGTGATTTTTTGCGAAATGCTGCGATGCGATTCGGTATCTGTCTTTCGTTGTGGTCTAAACAAGAAAGTCAAGCACCACGAAACAATGTGAGTAGTGTTTATACGAGTTATCCGATGAACTCACAAGACATCGAAACAAGTAAACAAGCGCACCCTGCGAATTATCAACCAAAAACCACGACTCCAGATGCGTTGAGCGATGATCAAATTGAGCAGGCGTTTAATACACCCTTCAAACCGGTCAGCAAAATAGGCAGTTTGATATCAGATAAACAAAAGGGTTTAGTTTCATCGTTAGGTAAAGAAGTTGCCGATGGTGATATCAGTGGAATCTTAAAACAGTTATTTGATAAAACGAACCTAAACACATTGACCACTAAAGAAGGTTCTGATTTGATTAAGCATTTGATGGGTATGCGTCAAAAGAAAACTGATGAACAGCCCTTCTGAAGAATTGCAGATGGCGTATGAGTTCGCTATTGGTGTCGTCATTGATTGCGCTCGCAAGGTCGTGGTCTTTGACGGTACTGATAGACAGTCACTTGATGATTTGCGTGAAGCGATATTCAAGTTCGGTGAGGTAAATGATTTGATTGCACAGTTTTATAAAGGTGAATTGTGATTCGTGATCATTGGACTGATGATGCTTTGTGTAAAGGCAAACCGACCTTAGTATTTTTCCCTGCTTATTCGCCGAATGATAATCGTTGGCAGATGGCACGAGAAATATGTGCTGAATGTACGGTCAAAGAACAATGTTTAGATTTGGTTCTTCGATTAGAGGACAGTGATGATAAGTGGGGTATGTTTGGGGGGTTTACTCCGGAACAAAGACGAGACATCAGGAAGGAAAAACGACAAGGATTATGAAAGCAAAATTGTGTGCTTGTATTTCGAGCCGTGTTCTACCACAGAAACCTGTATGTGGTGAGAAACCCGATGACGATGATGAATGATGATCGTAAAGGTGAATGTCAAGGGAACAGAGATAAATGTAACTTGAAAGATTGCCCAAAGTTCGGCACACTTGGCAGACCGGCACGAGATGGAAACAGACGAGTCAAAGGTTGTTCCGACCCCACAGCCAGAGGGAAACGATCACGCACAAAAGGATTATCGAAACAACGAACAGCAAGAAAACGACTTGGTGTTGCCCCTTCTCATAAGTTCGGTGACGGTAACGAGGAAAGATGGCAAGATGTGTTGTTTGCTAACGAGGTAAAAGCAGGCAAGCAGATTGGGGCAGCAGTGACGGCTTGGCTTCGTATAGAGGCTCAGGTGCGTTCTAATGAGGCTGATTATGGGTCTATGCGTAAACCTACGAGGGCTATTCTTATGCCTGATGATTGGGGTGATGAGGGTCTTGTAATGATTAGGCTTAGTGTTTGGGAACAGTTAGTGCGACCTGCGATGACCGAATACTACGAAGGACAATGATGGGAAAAGTTTTCAACCAAGATCATTACAACCAAGATGATATTGCAAAGTTTCAAATCATCGCTTGGTTAGAAAAACAAGGTTACAAAGCGTGGGTGAACCCCGATCAATATGGAATAGATTTATTGGCTGAAAGATGGGGCAGAAAGTTTCAGTTTGAGGTGGAGGTAAAACATAATTGGAAAGGCGAGATTTTTCCGTTTGACAATGTTCATTTTTCTGGTCGAAAACGCAAGTTTTGTTCTCTAGATGTTGAAACTTGGTTTGTGATGTTGAACCACGAACGGACTCACGCACTGCTAATTGATGGTGAACACTTTATGAACTCGTCAAGAATTGTGATGAAAAACACTAAATACTCACAAAATGAAGCATTTGTTGAAATTGATATTGGTTGGGGTATATTTAGAAATCTTTTAGAGGAGGGAAAATGACACCGGCACAGATCGAAGGAATGATTGACCGTATTTGTGGGCTGTTCCCTTCGTCACCTATTTCTGTGTCAAAAGTAAAGAACGCTTTTACTCAAGATGACTTTTTGTTATATCAGACTGTTGAAGATGCCCGAAAAGTAATCACGATCATTATGGATAATCACGAGAAGTTCCCTTCATTGAAAGAGGTTCATCGGGCATTCAGATTGCTTCGTAAACCGGCAGTTGAGCAAACAAATGTGGTGTGCGAGATATGTGACGGAAATGGTTGGGATACCGGTAGGCGTTGGAATTTTCAAACTAAAGAAATTATTTGTGAAGCATTGACCAAAGAAGTTATGGGGCGCACATACACATATGTTGTGCCTTGTAAGTGTCGGGAGTTCAAAGCAGCATAAAGAAGAATTAAGAATCGAAAACTATTACGGGCATTAGACCTGCACGAGTGCAATCGTGTTGGGTAACACACGGCAAGCGTGGGTAGTTCACGCTGTAAGCAATTACGGTGTGATGCAACGAATAAAAGAAATGGGAATCGCAAAGAGGCTATGCGATGGGGGTTTTTTTCTTTTTTTTTCTTTTTGTTGGTCGAAAAGTTGCTGACTGATTTGATTCGATTTTGTTGATATGATTTTAGATATACGCCGTTTGAGGCGACTGATGAGCGATTACGCCACGATCTGTCAAGGACAGAATAAAGAAAACTAGAACCTATTACCAAGTCTGAAGGAGGACACGGTGAACGGAGTTGATATGCGAAAGATTGTTGTTTTATGTGTTGTTAGTTTGATTGGGTTTGCTGGTGTTGTTGATGCTGCCGAAGCACCAAAAAAAGTTGTTCAAGTGCAGATGGTTCAACACCCTTTTGATTATGTACCGGAAGCAAAGCGGAATGTTCCTAGTTGGGCGAAGTGTCCTGACCTTTGGAATCGTTTGCGTGACGCTGGTTGGCTTGAGAAAGATGTTATTAAGGCTGATGCAATTATTTGGCGTGAGTCGAGGTGTAATCCTTTGGCGCATAATAAACAAGACCCGAACATTGTTCAGGGTGTAAAGGGTTCTTTGGGCTTGTTCCAAATCAATTTGTTTTGGATTCAACGCACAACTTATTATCCGAAAGGTTATTTGCAGACGGTTTTAGATCGGGAGTTTGTTCCGACAGATTTGTTTGATGTTGATGTTTCGATTGCTTCGGCTGGGGCGTTGATTGTTTATGATCGGTCATTGGGTCGTTGTGGTTGGTCGGCGTGGCTTGGTTGTTGATTTAGAATCTTTTTTGAGAATTTTTTATTTTCCTTATTTTGTAAGGGTTTCAGCAGGTTGAATGATTTGGTGATTTCGTTTTGGCAGTTTAAGATTTATTTAACAAGTTCAAGAGGAGGACTTTGAAATGGAAACGAAGAAGCAATCACAGTTTGGGATTAAAACCCACGCTCAACTACAAACCATAGATGGCATAAAATATGAGTTCCAACCGGAACATTTGTTTTGTGAGAAGTGTTGGGAAGAAGTAGATGGAGGGTTTTCACTTGCCAGTTATTACGGTTCGTGCCGTGCGATGGCTCGTCAGGAAGCGTTTGGAGAAAAGAACGATTGTTCAATTACGGTCACGAAGTTAGATAAATAGTTATCAGCCTGACGCTTTAGGCGTGGGATTCAATTCCGATCAGGCACAAGGTAAAAATACCGATTACAAAACAAATAATCAAAGTTCAAGAGGAGAACTGAGAAATGAAAAAATATACAACTTATGTCAGAGTCACAGTTGATTATGAAATTGAATGTGAAGTACCAGATAATTTAGATGAAACACAAACAGACGACTTCATTGAATCACAAGCATTTGATTTGGTCAGTGGTAATGGTTTCGATTTTGATTTGTCTGAATTGGAAGATAGATCAAATTCAAAGTATTTGGTTAGCACAGAAATCGAAACAACATATCTGAAAAACAAGTAATCAAGGTTCAAGAGGAGGACTTATGAAATCAGCAAAATGGACAGTTCGTGAAATAAAAATAAACGATGTCTTTGAATGGGTAGTGATTTCGGAGAGATCAACAGTTGTTCACAATGGTTTCTCTGATAGAAGATCAGCAAACGATTTTGCTCATTATCTTAATTCAAGTCAGAGTTAATTGAAAACAAAGTTCAAGAGGAGAGACAGATGGAGTTGATGAAAGTCAAGACAGTTGATATTGATTGTCCAGAATGCCAAGCAAAAGTAGGTGATTGGTGTCAAGACATATTTAACCAAGTTCGTGCTGGCTATACCTTGATGCATAGTTCAAGAGTTCACGAAATCAAAACAGAGGAGGCAAAATGAAATTGTTAGCAGCAAAAGAGTTCAACAAAGTGTTTTATGCTTGTTACGACAACAAGGCTACGAAACATCGAATTAAAGTTAGAGCAGAGTTGCATCAACTTGGTATGAACCCCAAAGCCCATTTCAGCGTCACCGGAGAAGTTGAGCGCAGAGCAGGGAACAACCGTTGGGTGTTCGAGTCAGGTGGTGCAATACACGATCAGATCGCAGAGCAGATGCCAGAACTCAAACCGCTTCTGTTAGTCCATCTTGCCGATGAAGATGGTGTGCCAATGCACTGTTACGAGAACGCAGCATATTGGGCAGGTCAAACCAAGTATCAACAACTTGACCTCTCTTTACTTGCAGAACATCTGAGAGTAGATCAGCAAGAGGCTCTAGAAATGTTGGAATATATAAAAATGTATTGGGGCGAATTAGACACAATTACCACACCTGTAATGGCTTGGAAAGATGCTTGTGATAATTTCGGTTATCCAATTCGATGGAAACAAGAAGCAGATAATGCGAGAAAAATGTTAAATCAATTAACACAATTAGAGGAGGCAAAATGAAAGAAATAACAATCTTGGGGTTATCCGGTAAAACAAAAACTTTACCGCCTAACTCGTCAAAATCCGAAGTTGTAAATGCAATTGTTGAAGTGGCTGATGATCAACAACTTCAAAAAGAACTACAACTGATGCGAGCATTCACTCAAGGATATTTGAGTGCGCTTGTTACTCATAACAAAGCGTATGAAGGGTTCGATGAGTTTTATTCATACAACGATAAGTGGGATATAAACATTCACGCTGTTGGTGAAAAACCACGAACCATTTATGCAGTGGCTTATCCACAAACAGTGGATTCAGATGGATACTTAACAACAGACACATCGAACTGGATTGAAATAGGGCAATACGATATGAACGGAACACCAAAACAGAAGGTTAAATCACAATGAAAATTACTAAACATTCACTAGATCACATAGAACTAATTTCATCAGGTGACACAGCGTTATTTGAGATCAGACTTATTGTGGCGATGAACGATTGGACTAACGAATCTGACGAGTTCGGTGCTGGTGCATTGGATTGGTTGATGAACTTGTTGTGTTCTGCCTCGATAGGTGAGGATATTCAAACCGGTGCGGAAGCATTTTTGAGAGCGATGATGACTCTCGATGAACAACGGGTTTATCTTGCACGAGTTGAACGGATATCAGTAAACGAGGAGGAAACAAAATGAAAGGTGTTCCGTGTTCAGTTCAAAAGAATCATTACGGTTATTGGGTTATTAGTGATTTTGATAACCAAGATTGTTTAGTGACGATGAAATATCTTTACTACACAAAACGAGAAGCAATTAAAATGTTCAAAGAACATCTAAAAAATGTAAATAATCAAAACAATCAATTGAGGGAGATGATTAAATGACACCACAATTCAAACTAGGGATATCAGTCGGGTTGATCGCCTGTCTTGTAATGATGGCACTCTTACCAAGTGAAACCGAATCCACGCCTGCCGGCTGGGTTGGTTACGGCATCATTATCGGACTTCTGTTAAGAACAGCATTTCGAGCGGTAAGCATCATCAGTTACCAGACAAGTTATAAGAGGCGTAAGACTTACAACACTCGCAGCCGATAGGCTCAAAGTCGTTCCCTGTGGCAATCTGCGCTTCGCTTTCTTTCCCCTCTTGAGCGTGAAGCCCCATCTGTAATGATGGCACAGGGAATGTTCAATGATTAGGAAAGCAGAGTGTTATGACATTAAGAGACTTACAGAATGCTGTAGCATTCTTACGAAGGTTAAGCGTTGGTCAGATGGAAGCAGATGATTTGATTGCGACTGTCGAAGCGTTAGAGGCAGAGATTAAGAAACGGAGGCAAAAGAAATGAGCGAAAGTTTGAACGCCGAACTTCAGCATTGGCAGGCACGAACAGACGATTTGCAAGTTGCCCTTGACCATATGCGAGAAGATCGTGACTCGTTGAAGGCTGAGAAAGAAACTCTCAGTGAGGCTTACGCTAAAGCCGTACAAGAGTTGGCGATGTATAAGCAAATGGTTGATCGTATGCGTATCGCTATGTCTCAAGGTGCAGAACTCTGATCAAATGAAAATCTATTGCAAAAACTGTAAACATTCTTTTGAACGCAACGCCAATCGGGTAGTTGGTTGTCTTTGTGATAGCGATGCCCCCACTTGGATTGGTGTAACTTCTGAAGGCAAGTTGATCACAATGAGTTATGCCAATTATGAAATAGAAAAGGAATGAGATGGAACAACGAAAAATCGAACACACAATTGTAGATATTGATTCGGTTGAGACACACCCCAACAATGTTCGTCAAGGTGACATCGGCGCAATCTCAGAATCTTTGAAGATACACGGACAATATCGCCCGATTGTCGTGGACAAACGAACAAACCGAATCCTTGCCGGAAACCACACTTGGAAAGCAGCAAAGACACTTGGCTGGACACAAATCAACGCAGGCTTCATCGAAACCAAAGACGATGACGAAGCATTACGCATCTTGATCGCAGATAACCGGACAACCGATCTGGCTTCCTACGATGACGCAGAACTAGCAAACCTACTAAAACAATTAGCAGAAACAGATGAAGGTTTACTAGGAACAGCCTTTGACGGTGATGACCTAGACCAACTTCTTAATGATCTAGAACAAAACAACACAAACGAATCCGAAAACAATTACAGTCAAGCAGTCAAAGTTCCACAATATGAAATAGTCGGTGAAGAACCAACACCACAAGAACTATTTGACTCAAACAAAACAGATGCGTTAATCAAAGAAATCCAAGAAAGTGATATCCCTGACGACATCAAAAAGTTTCTGATTGCCGGCGCATCACGACACACAGTTTTCAATTACGCCAAAATTGCCGAGTTCTACCCTCATCAAACACCGGAAACACAAAGACTGATGGAGAAATCGGCTCTGATCATCATTGACGCAAATGACGCAATCGCAAACGGTTTTGCCTCATTTGACCGAACGATTAACAAACTCAGAGAACTCGATGACTACAACGAATAATTTGATAGACCGTTTTGCTGTATTCATATTGACACACGGCAGACCAAACGAAGTAGTTACATATAACAGTCTGATGAAGTCCGGTTACACCGGCAAAATATACATCATCATTGACAACGAAGATAAATACGCAGATGAATACTGTTCACGGTTCGGAAAACAAAATGTATTTATATTTGATAAAAAAGCAATCTCAAAAACATTCGATTTAGGTGACACAAACAACAATCTGAAAACAATAGTTTGTGCAAGAAACGCATCATTTGAAATAGCCAAAAATCTAGGTCTTGAATACTTTATGCAACTAGATGACGATTACAACGGGTTCTGTTACCGATACACAAAAACCTATGAACTCAAATCAGTTCCAATAAAATCAATGAACCAAGTCATAGAAGCAATGATCAACTTCTTAGAAATCACAAACGCAGACACTGTTGCGATGGCACAAGGCGGTGACTATATCGGAGGCGCAGAGAGTAAAGCAGCAAAGACACCTGTGTTAAGAAAAGCGATGAACTCATTTCTGTTCAAAACAAATAACCCCGTCACTTTCATAGGCAGAATAAACGAAGATGTAAATACCTACACAATCAACGGTATTCGAGGAAAACTATTTTTAACCCCAACATCACTCGCAGTAATGCCAGCCGGCACACAAAAAAAGAAAGGTGGAATGACAGATGTTTACCTTGAAACCGGAACATATCTCAAATCATTCTTTACCGTAATGATGGCACCATCTTGTGTAACAGTAAAACTTATGCAAACCACACACCCACGACCACACCACAGAATGAAATGGGTAAACACAGTGCCAAAAATAATCAGTGACAAACACCGAAAACCAAGATGATTCAAAGACCTTGCCTCAACTGTCGAACCCTCACAAGCAACGCCACACGATGCACAAGATGCCAAACCCTCTGGAACAAACAACACCCCAAACCCAACAGACCCCACTATGCAGGCGACTACAAGAAACGAGCCAAACAAATAAGAGACACCGCAATTGCCTGTTGGATATGTGGTGAAGGCAAGAAACCTAACGACCCATTCACCGCAGATCACCTAATACCAGCAGACCCAAATAGCCCTCTCGCAGCAGCGCACCGGTCTTGCAATTCACGCAGACAAAACAAACCAATCAGTTCAAACTAAAAAAACTTTCGAGCAAAAAAATAATTTGCAAAAACAAAAGTGATTTTTTCTGTACGGGCTGCCGTGCTAC